TAATGGTAATTTATAGGAATATTGTTATCCGCTGCGTATTTTGGATCTTCGGACATCTCAAATGCCTTCGCACGAGGATCTTCCGTTTTAATAAGAATAAAAGGTACTCTATCTCCACTTTGTGGCTCGCTTCCGGGTTTTCTATCTCTCATCTTACGAACAACCTGTACGTGGGATTGATTCATTTCATTTATATACTCACTATTGACAGACCTAGAAACACCCTTAACCTTATAACTGTCTGCCAACGTTTGCGAAAGGACTAGTTTGTCGTTTGGAACATCGCCCGATAATAACTCGATCGCTCGCTGTCTTGCCAATTCTTTGGGTGGTACAGTATCATTTGAATTGAGAATGAGATCGAACAATTCCTTACACACCTCTCGGAGATGCATTGTATTATTACGACGAATAACTTGTAATCCCTTGATATCAATATAATCCATGTTCATTTTACCATCTTTACCTTGTGTCCATAACTTTGCGGCATATCGTTTTTTAGAATAGAGAAAGAATGGCCAATATACCTTCTCAAGTTCGAGATTATTTGGAGCCTTGAAAAGGGCACTACATTCCTCGGCAGCCCTTTCTCCAATTTTCCAACTGTATTCTACGGCTTCAACTCCCTTGCGATCACCTACGTCAAATTCAACCATTACAGAGTCCGTATTATGAACAACTAATTCACCCGGTCCTACATGGAAATGATGGGATCCCGTCGTAAGATCATATACATAATCGTCCGTCTCACCAAGAAGCTCTAGTTTTTTGATAGCAATTGGATTTCTTCTTTGTGTTGATTTTGTCCAGGTTTGTCTCAGAACTTTCAATTTGTCTTGTCGAGTATTGATAGATACATTATATCCCAGTATTCTACCCAATAGATGTAACCCCATAGAACCTTCTTTGCCTTTACAATCCATTCTGTTACCCGCTTTGTCGCCATCAGCCATGTAATATCCTTCAATGAAACGTTCTATAATGTTGGGGAATGCATTTAGAATACACGGAGGGACAATTTTTTCGCCGTGGCCATTATAAAATAATTTTCTATACCGTTCAACCACAGATTTAACATCTCCGATGGCGCATAATTTATATACACCGCTACTTTCAAGTGTATCATATATCTTAGTTTCAAACGGGCACAGTTTCTGTATTTCAAGTAAATAATCCATATTAGAATTATTTAATGCCCATGTTCGTTTAATTCCAGATGGACATTCATAAGTGCCACACGAACCATCACCGAAAAAGAAACCCATCACCTTTGCTTCCTCTCGTGTAATACTTATCATACGCGTGGCTGTTTCAAATGCATCCCTGGTATTTCCATGTAATAATTCCTGTCCGAGTCCCACCTCGGATGGTTTGACCATATACTTATTTTTTAGGAGTAAACTGTGATCCTCAGTGACATCGACAATACCCGTATGTGTTACAACTCTGTGTATATTTTTAGATGTCTTGTGCCTTACGATCTGTTTAATGGGTGTAAAGCCATTTTCAGTCCATACCTCGGCATCTATCAAAGATGTTTCTTTACCATCAGAACGAAGATTATACATATCAACGAGCGAATCAATTCTCGAGGTACTAATGACTCCGTCCTTTCGGATGAGTAATGGAGTATCACCAGTAACGGAATCCCCGTACCTTACGTTTGAACCCGGGAAATTGGCCTCCACATAATTCTTTGTTTCCTCAATCATGCTTCTACCCTTACAAGTAACCGTAGATGCGATAGCGACGCACGGAAGCATTCCCTTACTTACGCCCGTAAATCCGTACACAGAGTTCATACTGATTTTGTAGGCCAGCTGCTTACCGTTGTACATTTCTTTTAATGATCCGGTAGATACGGCCATATCTTTTTTTGCTTGTTTCCTAAATTGTTTCAATTCCACGAGAATGCTTGGTAAAAGACTCGGGACGCCTTGTGCGAATTTATACGTTTTGTCTCCAACCTCGAATTCCTCATATGTGACGCCCGGAATGTTACCATAGTTCTTTTCGTCCATCACATACGAAGAATAACATAGGTTATGAGCACACATTATACTGGGATATAGGGCTTCGAAATCGAGAGCTGTAATGGGATTATAATAAGCTCCTTTTGTAGCCTCTAATACGGTAGCTCCAACATAACCATCTTCCGACATGACACCGTATTTGATGGTCGGTACCATAAAACCCATCTCCCTCGCCTTCTTACATAGCTGACTAAATACCTTAATTTGTTGCCCCCTCTCACACAAAAACGTCAGGGGAACCCAGGTAGCCTTTGCCATTTCTAGAAGATTCACGAGGGTACATAATTTGGTTAAAAGACGATGAGGAAGCAGTGTATCCTTAATACAATATTCGGCCACCTCCCGAAGCTTTACCGGATCTTCTTCGCGGTACCTCTTAAACATTTCTTTGGCGGGCATATCAATTTTTTGATCGCCCAAGTACTCCTTAGATACAGCGTCCAATTTATAACTATCCAATTTATACCCCTTCTTTACCTCTTGAAACAAATCAAAAACAAATCTTCCCGGCATGGGAAGTAATTTTAATTCGTTGTCCCCCAGAGCACTCGATGACAATTTCTTATATACCATTTCACATTCACGATTCTTCAGTTTTCCCAGATTGAAAAAGTCGAAATTACACTTAACCAATTGAGCTCTTTGATAGATATATTCCATATCAAATCCATAAATGTTCCACCCCAATATAATATCGACATCCATCTTATGAAGATATTTGGCGAATGCTTCCAGCATTTCACGCTCAGTAGAATAACTAAAAATATTACACCCGTCAAGATTGGGATCTGTATTTTTATAACAAAAGCATGTTTTGTCGTATGGCTCGTCGGATCCAAATTTACATAAGGATATAGCGATCTGAAAACAAGCATCTCCCATGATGGTCGCACAGGGGAATTTACCAGTAGAACTATTCGCTTCAATATCAAAAGAACCAACGACAAAGGGGGCTGTCGTTGTTTTTTCGACTGGTTTCAGGGTTTTCCAATCATTACAGAATAGATCGATATCTACAGTAGCGAGATGTGATCTGACACAGGACAAACCCGTATCAAGCCATCCAGTTGATTCAATACCAGTTCGGTGCATTAACCGAAGTACGGGATCTAAATTCGACTCATACACTTTGTATTTTTTGAAATCGCCATTGTACATGAATAATGAATTGATCTTTCGCCTAGACACAACACTATTAAAATTTAAATGCATAAATGCAAACTTTTCATTATTCTGAAATCCCCATACATCTTTCTTTCTCGTAAGACTATAACTCACCAGACAACCGGGTCTCAGTGTATTAAGTTCCTTATATAGCGATTGAACGTCTTGTTCCGATGTACCTTTTGGAAGTTTAACAAAAAAGTATGGAGTAAAGCTGGTCGTCAGGCAAACCGACTTTCCATCCTCGGTTTTTCCAAAAATACTGATAAGATGTTCGTCACACTCTTCCGTGTCCCGTGCTTCCCATGTGAGAGCCTGAAACACGACCATGTCCTTTGTGTATCAATCGAGCTAAATTTTTAATATACATTATTAGTAAATGTCAGCTGCGTTGATTGATCTTGTCAGTGTCGGTGTTCAGGATGCCTATATAACAGGCGAACCCCAAGTCAGTTTTTTTCGACAAAATTTCAAGCGCCATACAAACTTTTCCATAAAACCAGAGCGAATGGACTACATAGGTACGTTCGGTTCTAACAACGAAGTCACTATTCCGATCCGTTCCAAGGGAGATTTACTCTCGTATTTATGGATCGAAGCCCAGAGTATCAGTAATGTTCAAACGAACAACGATGGGTTATTCTCCAATACCGCATCCGCGCCCACGGAATTCAGCCTTCACATCGGAGGTCAGGAGGTCGCCCGCCTCGATTCGTTGTACATCCAGGGGGTTCATAATATTTTATATAAAGAAAATGGTGCCCGTGGTTCGTGTGCCGTTAGTACTAACGAAGTCCCGGGTAACGCCAGAGGTACAGCCGTGGAACCGAGTGCCGATTATTACATGATACCATTCTTCTTCTCCGAGGATTTTACCAAGTGTCTCCCCTTGTGTGGTCTCGCATACCACGAAGTTGAAGTTCGTGTCAAGTGTCGTGATGGATTCACTCCGGCGGAAACGCCCAAAGTTTATGGTACGTATGTGTATTTAGACTCCGATGAAAGAAAGTATTTCACGGATCAAGAGCATGAAATACTCATTACACAAACTCAATACCAAATAACATCCAATACAGCGACAGAGATAGACTTATCGTACTTCAATCACCCGACGAAGGCGGTGCATTTGGTCTCGGGTCAATCCGCAGGCGCCGCGTGGCAAACCGAATATTCGTTCGACGAATCTACAATGTACATCAACGGTACTCCCCTCTTTGAAAACACCAGTAAAACTTTCCACCACAACGTTGTCCCCGAAATGCACACGTCCGCACTCCCGAGCGCTGTATTGGATACGGCACCCCTCTATACGTGGCCGTTTGGTTTAACTCTCAATAAATCGCAACCGAGTGGTACACTAAATTTTTCCCGCATCGATAACGCTAAATTAATGATTAAGAACCCGGTCGGTGGAGGTTCTCCCCAAATACGCTGTTACGCTGTGAATTACAACATTTTACGCATCAAGGATGGCCTTGGGGGCGTTGCGTTTGGAAGCTAAATAGCTATACTACACAAAAAAATAAACTAAAAAATTTTATAACTTGTAATCCCAATATATAAAATTTTTAATGTGAGGTATTTATAAGTATCGATGCCAATTTCACGAGCCGATCGCGAACGACGAATCCGTACTCAAAACGAAACCGAGGCACGACAACGAAGAGAGAGAATGCAACGACTCAATCGGAGACGGGGACTTGTCTCCAGACCGCCGAATACTAATCTTTCGAATAATTCAAATTCAAATTCAAATAACAAAAATGGCGCATCCAATTCTAACAACAGGAATAAGAACGTCGCGACGTGGTACAACAAGGAGTTCACCCCGGTAGCCAAAAAAAATATTAAACCCAAGAAACGTGTGTATATTAGTACGAATGTTGGGAATAACGGTAAAATCAAGACCGTATTTAATAAACGCGGTTTAAAAACATTTGTGCGCAAA